AAAGTTAGAATGTATTACTGTTACAATGTGACAATTTAACTCCTTTGACCATTTCATTAACTTCTGGACAACTGCATTACTTTCCTCAATATTATTTACATCAGAACATAAATCAGCTATTCCATCAATAATTACTAATCCAATATCTGTAGCTTCAAGTTTATCATAAAGGTAATATTCTATAAATTCAACTCTTTCTTTGAATGATAATTGTCGCAATGCTAATGTATGATATTTATCTGTTTTTATTCCAGTCATATCAATTGGACGTTTAAACACCACTGAAGCGTGAAAATTTGATTGTTCTGTATCAAAATGTATTAAGTGTTTATTATCTCTATTTGCTTTTAAATCACCTCCAAATTGCTCTAATTCGTCTGCTAAATATATTGCTGATAATAAAGAAACGAAAAATGTTTTTTTACTTTTAGGTGGTGCTTGTACAAAGCTAAAATTTCCATAAGTTCCTATTGGTGTAGGATATTCTATTTTACCATCTTTAGTTTCGTAACTTTTAACGCCAAATGAAATTGCTGGTTTTGGATGTGTTATCTTTTCTAATGGATTAATGAAACATTCTGCTTCAAAAACTTCCATTAATAATCTCTTTTCGTCTTTGTTTAATTCCATTTGTTTGTTTGTTTGTTAAAAAAAGGGAACTTTTACATTCCCTTTTGAGTATAATTTTAGGTAGACTAATCCCTAAATTAATAATTAATTAGAAAGGTAAATTGTCATCTACAACTGAAGCAGTTGCTTCTGCTTTTTTATCAGCAACTGATATAGTTCCATTTGTCCAGATTACATTTCCATTTCCTAAATACGTTTTAGGCTTCTTTGCTTCTCTTTCTTCTTTTGTTTGACTATCTGTTAAAGATACATTTTGCCCCCATTGATTGGATTCGTCATTAATAGAAATAGTAAAGTTATAATATACCTTTCCATCTTTTCCTGATACGAATTTTTCTTTAGGTAAAGCATCAACTCGTAAACTAACATTTAATAATGCACTCATAATAATTTTAGCACTTAACCTTGCAATCGGAATTTAAATTAATTTTAATTGTTGTTCTATTATTTTATTACCTTTTTTAAAATTATCACTCGCCCACAAAGGTTGAAAATTGGTATAGTGATTTAACTTAATTACTTCTTCTTGTGTTTTTGCTGAAGATATTGGTATTATATGGTCTAAATGTATTTCACTTAAACGTTCTAAACTCATTCCATCTTTAAATTGTAAAGATATATAATCTAAAAAGAAATTAAAACTACATCCTAAAATTTCTTGTGTTTTATTTTTTTTAACAAACTTACCATTACAAGTTCTTGAAAAAGATTGGCTAATGGAAGTTCTTATATTCCAAGTCATTCTATATAATAAATCATTTTTTCTTCTATCTCTTTGGTATTTATTAAAATATTCCTTTCTATTTAATTGGCTATAATTATATTCACATTCTTTACAATCTGAACGATAACCTGATTTTCTATTTTTTCTAATTCTAAAATTGTCTAAAGGTTTTTCTAACTTACATTTAGTACATACTTTCATATTTATTTAACTTTTAATAATTCGTCTTTTACTACTTTAGTCATTTTATACTTACCTTCAATAGTTGCAATATTACCACCATTTTTTAAATATTCAATAGCTTTATTAAATTCTGGTGTATTTTTATTTAACCATTTTTTATCATCTAATGATGCATTTATTTCTTTTGGTGTTAAAGTTTCTGCTTTATCGTGTTTATTTGATGCATCAGCATCTTGTGTATCGTCAATTAATAATAAATTACCTAAAGCATACTTTTTAGCGTAAGAAGAAGCAGAACCAAACTTTTGTGGCATTTGCATACCTTTTTGTTCTAAATCTACACCAACTATAGCCGTTGCTGATATTTCATTAATTCCATTGTTATCGTATATTGTAGCTCTGCTTTCAATCATTGGAAATTGATAACCTGATGTCATACGCTCATTAATAACAAAAGATACTGCATACTTTTCATTAAATGGTTTTAATGCTTCTAATATATCTTCAGCACTTCTAAAGTTATATTTACCAAATGAATTAAATTTTGACTTTGATGCTTTAAATTCTTTTTGAATTAAAGACAATTTTTGATTTAATGTTAGTTCCATTTTAATTTGTTTTTAAGTTATATAATTCTTTTTTTATAATTGTCTTGTATTCTCTTGGGCAATTTTCATCTGCTAATTCAAAACAGTATGTTTCTAATGTTTGAAGATGATTTTCTAATTTGCAAATTCTATCTTGCATTGCCTCCAATCTAAATCTGTTGTAATCTAATAAATCTTTCATTTTATAAATTTGTTAAAGTTAATACTAAAGTAAAAAATAATCCCCATAAAATAAATGCTAATCCGATGTCTTTTAAATTTTGTTTCATTTTGTTTGTTTTTAGTTTGTTATTTCTTTGGCAAATATATAACTGTTTTAGATATAAAAGTGTTAATGAAAAGTTAAAGTTTTAAAATAAAAAAAGGGACACTAATTAAAGCATCCCTTTTCTAACAAACAATATATAAACAGAGAACTACAAAGATTCTAATTTAGTATTATAGTATTCAATCATTTCAATCAAATCCACGTCAGCAAATTTAACTATTTGTTTTGATTTCAACATTAATTCATCTGCAAAGTTTTCACCATATTGTGAACAAAGTTTTTTACCAAATTCATATTGTAACCCTTGCTGGCAGATGTTACAGGAATAACATTGAACCTGCACATTAAATTCATTCCATCTTGTTGAATAATGCCTTCTGGAAGCAAAATGACCTGCCTGTAGCTTCTTATAATTATTTTTAACACCACAAGTATAACATTCAGATATTTCTTCAATAGCATACCTTGTACGTATGTATATAGAAAAAACTTTATCTAATTTTTCAACTAAAGATTTACGTGTTGGTTTCTTCATATACAAATGTAATTATACATTATTAACAATCTTGTTTAAAAGTTTTAAATTTTTGTGTCTTTTTTAATTATACCTTCGTGGAGTCGAAATTAATATATATGAAAGTAAAATTTAAAATAAAAAACGAAAAAGATAGATTAAGAGAATTTATAAAAGAATTTAAAAATATTGAACATTTAAATAATTATAGAAATACTTTAATTAAAACAAATTGCTTTATTTTTAAAGAAACTTATCTTCCTTGACCTTTGTACTTCTTTTGGTAATTTTTAGAAGATTTTAATTTAGAAGATTTTGTTTTTGAATGTACACCTAGTCTTGAAATATTAGTTTCTATACGAGTAGAAACCACCGTCTGTTTTGCCATACTAAATAAATTATAATTATAATTAAAATATATCCTATTGGATTAGAAGTTTTCTCTATATCTTTAACTTTTCTATTTTGAGTTACTTTTGTGTCTTGTGTTTTTAACTCGTTTTTAACCACTTTTATATCTTGTTTGTGTAAACTATTATCTTTTGTATTTATGTGTCTTAAAACAACGTTTCTGTACGTTATACCGTTTACTACAATATCCTTGCAAGTATCTAATGGAATAATAGTTAATTCATCAGTTGTAATGTTGTTTTTAGTTTCTATTTTAATATCTTCTTTCGTCCCTATTTTAGTGGAAATTTGGGACAAGCTATCCTTCTTAACTTCTTCTATTACTACTTTTCTTGTTGAACAAGATGATAACATTGTAACTATAGTAGAAGCTAATGCAACTGATAACCAAAATGTAATAACTCCTTTATTTCGTGAAATAATTGTCTGCTTCAATTTGTCGTCTTTTAGTTAAACCTGCTAATTTTTTAGTGCCTACTTTATCCCATTTTAAAAATTCATCTGCAATCTTATGGTCTAATCTATTATTATTTACTTTCTTTAATAATGTACTTCTCATAAAATTTGCAACTCCAACATTATAAGCAAATGAAACTAAAGAGTTAAATTGATTTTGATTTAATGGAGATGTAACACAAGTTGAGACTCTTCTAGCAAATTTATCAGCTATATCTTTAAATATCTCAAATGCTTCAGCTTTAGTTATTTCCTTATCCACCATAGTAACTTTTTTACCATCTTTATAAAATGTATTACCATAACCAATAGTAGCTAATTTAGCAGGACATAAATAAGGTTTAGCACTGAAGCCTTCAAACTCACAAATTAACATATAACCTTTATTGTCCAGTTTCATCTTTTACTTTTTTATTAAATGATTCGTAAATTTTCACACCTGTATATATAATTGATAACACTAAAAGAGTTAATTTTAATATATTTTCTACGTTAGTAAACGTAATAACCAATGCTAACGAATTAAGCATATATAATTTCATTGACTCCATTTAACTTTTTAATTTTGTAACAATATCCGTAAATCCTTGAATGCTTACATAAGCAGTAGCTATTACTACCCAATCTTGTGAAGTTAAATCTCCAGCAAATAATCCACAACAAGCTATAACAAACACCATTAACTTACGTGAGATAATCTTATTTAATATTTTATCTATATTATTCATTTCCTAATACTTCTTCTAATCTGTCAGCTTGTAAAAACCAATATCCATCTCCTTCTTGTATCTCTGTCCAAGTTAAACAGTCCTCGCCACAAGGTAATCCAAAATAAGCATTAACTATATCCAATGCTGTTTGTGCTTCTTCTAATGTGTTGTATTTATATTCCATAGTAATTCATTATTATTGATTGAATTGATGATACGTTTGATTGATTTTGCCAAGTGATGGACTCTTGTATATATCCATCTAAAGCATTAAAAAATCCACCACCACTATACCCCAGAGTTATAAAAGATGAAATTGCTGAAACCGAAGCCCCACTACCTATATTTCTGGTATTTGTATAAGCATTATATGTTGATGCACCAGCTACTAAACTATACAATCTATTTACAGTATCATTTGCGTTTGATAAATGTGTAAAAGCCGAATTATAACCTATATATGTATTTAACGAATTTGATACTGGATTATACCAAGGTATAACTTGATATCTAAATGCTGAAAAGTTAGTAGTAACATTTGTCGTAATTAATGAAGCAACAATATATTGTGCCAAATTACTTGTATTCATTGTAGTGTCGGTTAAAAACAATCTTGTAAATGATGCTCTTATAAATCTAACTGCTACTTTTCCATTTTTTGTTTCTAAATTTCCTCCTAATACTATTCTTGGCTGTTGCGTTGTTGTAGTACTAACCACATTTTTTCCATTACCACTTTGGTCAAACCAAGTAGAGACAAATATATCTTGATTTGTATTTACTAAATCGGGATTGCTATATCCATTTACAACAGAAGCACAAAATTGACCTAAATTAGTTGCTAATGTTATTGTACCAGAAACATAGGTAATAGCACTATTTAAACTAATTGTACCATTAGAATCAAAACTTAAATCTACTGTTGTAGTTGTTACAGTTGGAGTAGTTGTTGTTCTTCTAACTCTTAAACAAAAACCACTATATGCAGTTCTTAATTTTCGTAAAGAATAAGCGTGATGTGCAGAAGGGAATAAATCTAAAATTGGTATTTCATTACCAAAAAATTTATTAAACCCAATATAACCACTTTGAATTGTAGTAGTTCCAAATTTTACACTTGTATCTGCATTTACTGTTCCAATTTCTATTGCCATAATTTATGCAGTTATAAAATATAAAGTTGTAGCACTAACAGTTCCAGCAGTTATAA